GGGCATTGTGGCCATACTAACAGGCCTGCCTGACTCTAAAGTAGAAGAGCTTCCTTACCAAGTCTTACAGACCATAATGAGTAAGAGTGGATGGCTCAACAAGGAAACACCATTAGTAAAAGTGAAGGAGAATGTAGACATAGCAGGAAAACCCTTTGTTGTCAACCTAAGGGTGGATAGGCTAACAGCAAGCCAGTACATTGACTTCATAGGCCTAATGCAGGACCCAAGGGCCAACATGCATAGGCTCCTTGCCCTGTTCGTATGGCCAGCAGAGGAAGAGAACACATGGAAAGGCATCAAGAGAACAAGGGCCAAGGCTGATTTTGAAGAAGTGGCCCAATTCCTACTGGACAATATGCCCATAGGCCTTGCGTCAAGCCTTATGCTTTTTTTTTCAAAAGTATGGATGCGTTTAATGCAGGATACAAAGTTCTCTTTGGAGTTGACAATCAAGAGGATAATGCTAAGGGAGAAGATGAGGACATCACTAGGCCTACAGGAAAGGACAACAGCCAAGGATGGCTTAGAACTATTAGGGATGTCGCTAAAGAGACTGGAAGATCTTGGGACCAAGTATACGAACTGAACGTTGTTGAGTTCTTGAACACAGCAGCATTCATAGCAGACGAAGTAAGAAGGCATAACATAAAGGTGATGAATGGAAAACTGGGCTAATACAGAAAAGGCCATTGAACAGTATGGCGATAGGCTCTTAGAACTCTACAAGCAAAAGCTCAGTTCTAAGGGCTATAGGCTCTCATCCAACATAACAGCAGAGTATAGGTGGATGGGCTTCAAGTACCAGGCTGTGTTCATCTTGCCTGAGTACTGGAAGTGGGTTGAGTATGGTAGGAAGCCAGGCAAGATGCCCCCTGTAGGTAGCATCCTAAAATGGATCAATGCCAAGGGCATTAAACCATTGAACAAGTCCATTCCACAGAAGAGCCTTGCATTTGCAATAGCCAAGAGTATAGGAAAGAAGGGCATTAAACCAAAACCATTCCTTAGGGCGTCCAAAGAACAACTTGGAAACCCAGCAGACCTTATAAGGAAGGCCATGGAGAAGGATGCCATTAGACAAATAAAAGAAAGGAAGTAAGATATGATTATTAGTACACCTAAGACCTACATGCCAATGAACATGCCCATGGAGTGTGTTGGCAACCAGAATGATATAACATCTGTAGTGGTGCAAGTTTTCTGTTCAAGCACTGTTTCAAAACAGGGCCCAAAGACCTATGAGGGCAGACTCCAAAAGAAACCAAATGCCACCTACTTTGGGTTTGATGCCCAACCATATGTGGACATGGCCTTCTTACCAGTGTTCAGCCCCCACCCTAATGACACGTTGTTAGGGGTTTGTCCATTCACACAAGTGGATGTTAGGATGGTTACAGACTCTAGTATTCTTGTCTACACATCAACCCACCAAGTGGCCCCTGTAAACCTGCCATTTGAGTCCTATGGCCTATGGCTTGATGGCTCAGCACATGGAGATTTTAGAATAGCCAAAGAAAAGGGCTTTGGGTTTACATATGGAACCCAGTATGATGACTACATCCCATCAAGGCTCATTTACACCCTTAACGAAAGAGGAGAAGCCCCTAATAAGAGGGTTTGGAATAGGAGTTTAATGGGAGCCCCAAGACCAATAGGCTTCATCAACCTAGATGATTCCAATGGAGCATACTGGGATAGCGATGTTGGTGTTGCTGTTGTGGTGAATAAGTATGGTTCTAAGGATAGCCTTAAGCCAGACACATCTACATACATCCAAGGCGTTGATGGAAGCATATTCAGTATGCCAACCCTTCTACTCCAGTTCAATGGTGTAAGCCTTCTTGAAAAGGAAAGCCAGTACATATCATATGTCATTGAGGCCCCTGAAGTGCTCACAAAGCATAGGGAAACCTTCATAGAGCAGGTGAACCCAACTTGTCTTAAGATGCCTGCATACCAACTTTACTGGCTTAATAGGCATGGTGGGTATGACTGGCTCATCTTTGAAGGAAAGAGCGCCAAGACTAAAACAGTTGAAAGACAAGCTCTTAAGGGGTATGACAGGATGTTCAATGGATTGTCCTTTAGTGGTGATGAAAAGACCCTTGGAAGTACAAACCCTACATCATCCTACTGGAGCTATGGTGGTATGGGTAAGAACTTCATACCAAAGAGCTTCCAATGGCTTGCAGAGAGCCAATGGGAGTGGCAACTCAACAGTACAGCACTTACAGATTGGGAATGGGAAAGGGTAGATGACCTATTCTCAAGCCCTGTGGTGTTCCTTTGGAGTGCTTTAGAGAACACCCTAAGGGCAGTTGAAGTGACATCTAATAGTTACCAACAGAAGAGCTTTGCAAATGATAGGATGGCCTCCCTTAGCATAACAGTCAAGACGATAAATAAAGAAAAAACCATATAATGGACCAGAAGATTGAACTGTACATAGAGAACCTACTTGTAGACCTTGATGATGGGACTGATGTCCTACTCACCAAGCAGTACAATGACATATTTGACCCTGCAAAGCTTTTAGTGGACTTCACTAAAACTGTAAGCCTACCAAATACACCTAGGAACAATGAGGTGTTTGGCCATGTATGGAGCCCTGGAAGACAAGTGGACTTCACCAAGGTAGGGATGGGCACTTCATTCAACCCATCCAAGAGGGCCTCATTCCAACTATTCGTAGGTGACAGCCTTGTGCATAGTGGGTATGTAAGGATGATTGAGGTGAAGTGGACAGGCCCTAACAAGTGGCGTTATGAAGTGGGGCTATTTGGAGAAGTGGGGTCATTCCTACAAGAGTTTGGTGATAAAACCCTAAGGGAAGTGCTTGACGCTTCCACACCATATGGCTCTAGTATGCTCCTAAGGGGTGTGGCCCTTGATAGGCTATGGAGGGCAAGGGAAAGCTCTACAGGCAGTAGGGATGGAATGTACACCACAACAATGTACACCATACCCAACTACACCACCAATAGGGTGAACTGGGCATTTGACTGTTCATACAGGAACCTTTATGTAGACCTTGTGGACAGCGAGAATGGTATGTACAGCTTCAGTGACCAAGTTGTGTATGATGCCTCATACAATAGCGAAGGCCGTTACACCAAGCTTCCACAACAGTACAGTGAGCACCAAGTAAACCTAAAGAAACCATACAAGCAAAGGTTTGGGTTCTACACTGATATGATGTTAGGCACCCTATTGAATAAGTATGGCTACACCCTTAACACAAGCACTGACTGGACCAAGATGGCCAACCCATACTGGAGCCAGATGATGGTGACTGGAATTGTACCACCTGATAAGACATCTAATAGCTTTGAGTATGCCCAAGCATTCCAAGGCACCACAAAGGATGTTTCCTACTACAATGTTGGTAATAAGGTGATGTACCATACCCAATGGTGGGATGTAAGCACCCTAGGCACTAATGCTCCAAGTGTTTTCTCCATAGTGAACAGCTCTGATGGCTCCTATGCTCCATGGTGGGGTGTAACAAACTATAGGGCTTTACAAATCAATGCAAGTACTGCCGACAACAACTTCTACAATGTGAAGTTTGACATAACAGACCCTGACAAGGACCTTGTACAACTCCTATTCACAAATCCAACAAACCGTGACTACTACCTAAGGGACACCTCGTTTCCACCTGATAACCCATTCATAGATATAACGCTATGGGCAAGGGTGAAAAAGGCAGGAACAGCATTCAACAGTTATGATGCCATTAAGGTGGCAAGCTTTAAGCTTGTTGGGTTATATAGTAGGGATTTAACAAGTGAAACATACTGGGGTTTCTTTGCACAACAAGGGACAGGAAGTAATGTTCACCAAATCTATGCCACAACACAGAATGGTTCTTGGATCCTAAGTGACCTTATCAAACAGAAGAGCCAAGAGTTTGTCATAGATACATTCAAGTACAATGGAGATGTCATTGTTACATTCTTCTTGAACCTTAACAAGTACCATGGAAGTGATAAGTCCATCTATGAGGGTATAGGACCCACAACAGTAACTTGTGAAAAGACCACCCTTAAGTTGAACACCAATGAGTGGCGTATAAGCATAACATCAGACAACAATGTTAGGGCTGGAACCTCAATCAAGTACTATGATGTGCTACCTAATGTAAAGGCTAAGGACTTCTTCACTTCATACATGAAGCAGTTTGGTCTTTACCTTGGATTAGATGGGAGCACTGTTAGTCTCTACACAAGGAATGAGTTCTTCAGCAACTACAGTATACTTGACTGGACAACTAGGTTTGACATGTCAAGGGACTGGAGTATGGTGCCCCTTAACTTCAACACCGAGTGGATAAGCCTATCATATGCAGAGAATGAGGATGAGTTCACAAAGGGCTACAAGACCAAGTACTCAAGGACATATGGAAGCCAGTACCTTAACACAGGCTATGAGTTCAATAGGAATGAGTACAAACTCCTTGATGGTAATGTATTTAGTACATATGCATTAGCCGATATGACAACAGACATATTTGGCTACAAAGGACAAGCACTAAAACTTCCCCAACTTTACAAAGGCGAGTTCGCCAAGAGCTCTCCTGCAGATAAGCCAAGCCTTGTGTTCAGTAATGGGTATGTGAACAACATATCAACACTGCCTACACTACCACCCAACTACTACTGGGCATGGAGTGATGACACATCAGTGGGCAACCAGTCATACAACTATAGCTTCTATAGGCCATTCAGCTCTTCTGAAGGGTACTTTAGCCTTATACAAGTGAAGAACCCATCATACTTTGGGCCTAATGTGAGCGATGGAAGGATTGCCTTACAAACAACCCCTTACTACCCAGGTCCTGGGAACATGACCTATGGCCTTGACTTTGGGGTTCCTCAAGAACAGTACTTTGGCAATGTGTATGACCCAAGCTCTACAATATACAATAGGTTCTGGGCCGACTACCTACAAGACCGTTACAATGTCAACACCAAGGTGTTCAAGGGCTTCTTCTACCTAACTGCTGCTGAAGTGGCCAACTGGAAATGGAGTAACATTGTATGGTTCAAGGATGCCTACTGGATTGTCAATAAGATTATAGACTACAAACCAGGGCTTTCAGAGCCAACCCAAGTGGAGCTTGTCACCATAAACAACCTTAACAACTACATTGATGGTCAGTACATCCCATTTGAGAACACTGTAAACCCCAAGGAGCCTTCTACTTATAGTGCTTCAATGAACCCCGCAAGCCTATTCTTTAAGTACACAGGAGATCCTAGTGGCAACACAGCACAGCTTGATGTAAGTGCAGACCCTTGGACAAGATGGGAGCTACAAGACACCTACTCTTGGATAACTTACAACCCAAGTAATGGAGTTGGAAATGGACAAGTAGACCTATCCATAGGGGTGAACACAACATACAACTCAAGGGCTGGTCTTGTCTACCTAAGGAATGTGGACACAAGCGCCCTAGTGGACAGTGCCACCATAACACAGTATGCAAGCGAACTACCATTAACATATGATGTGAGCTTGTACAGTGACATGTTCTTCCCTGAGGGTACCTATAACATACTGTACCCTGCTGAGGCGACAACATACACCATTAATGTAAGCACAAACTCCTACAACGCATGGAAGGCCTCAAGGCAACTTGCTGCTACCACATGGATAACATTCAATGGAGGAAACAGCTCTACAGGTTGGACAACAGGGCCAGGAAGCTTCACCATGAGGTGCAGTGGCAACCTAGATGAGTTTACAAGGCAGACCACAGTAAGAGTGGACAGCTCTGCAGGTGTTAAGTTTATCTATGTTGAACAGTTTGGAACAGAAATATAAAAATAAAAAGCCCTAAATAATGAATGAAGAAGAACTTTTAGTACTTGAGGTTGACACAAGCCAACCTGTACAATCCATAAAAACCCTAAGGGAAGAACTCAAGAGGGCCAAGGATGATATGCTCAAGGCAGGAAAGGGCACCAAGGAGTATGCAGATGCCCTCCAGAAGGCTGCCAATGCCCAACATGCCATGAGGGAGATCAATGAGCAAGTTAGGGCCTCAGCTGCTGACCTTGGTGTAGTGCTACAGAACACCACATCAGTCCTTACAGGAGTGGCTGGTGGGTTTGCTGCTGTTCAAGGCATATCTGCTTTAATGGGTGTTGAGAATGATAAGCTCAAAGAAACTTTCGTTAAGCTTCAGGCCACAATGGCCATTGTCCAAGGCCTACAGGGCCTTGAGGGGATGGGAAAGGCCCTAACAAACCTTGGTACTATACTTAAACAAACTGAAGTGGGTACTAAAGTGCTCACAGTAGCCCAAAAGGCATGGAACTATGTGATGTCCATGAACCCTGTATTCCTACTTGTAACAGCTGTGGCTGCCCTGACAACTGGCATTGTGGCCCTAACAAAGGTGATAAACTCCAATAATAAAGAGGAGGAGCGTACCAATAGAATCTATGAGCAAAGACTCCAACTCCTAAAGGATGTCAACGACAATACAGACTACCAAGTAAGACTCATGAAGGCTGCAGGCAAGAGCGAGAAGGAGATCAACGACTATGAGCTTGAGGCATCTCAACAAAGACTACTTGACCTACGAAGGGAGATGGACCTCATCAGTAAATGGGACAAGACTGTCAAGGAGATGAGGGAGGTAAGTGGCAAGTATGGTAGTTTAAAAAAGGCAAGAGAAGCTCTCCCTGAGTTGGAAAAGATCTTTGATGAAGAGACCAAGAAGTACAGGAAGCTCCAAGAGGACAAGAACATCATAGATGTTGCAGCTGGTAAAGCTGCTGATGATGCCAAGAAGAAAGAGCTTGAAACCTTGACAACCAACAACGAGAAGATAAGGGAAGAGGAGAGGAAGCACAATGAGAAGCTCCTTGAGGACATGAGGAAGTGGAATGAGCAGTTCACAGCCCAAAGGATGATGAATGGGCAAGAGGAGCTTGATGCTGTCATGAAGGAGAATGAAGAGTGGAGCCAAAGGCAGTATGAGTGGAACCTATCAAAAGGTGAAAGACAACTAGAGAGTGATAGGCTATTTGCCCAAAGACAGCTTGAGGACCTACAGCTGAAGTATGATAGCTTTGACAACCTTGATAGGCTTGCATATGGGAATAGTTTAATAAGCCAAGGTGAGTACCAAATGGCCCTATTGGACAATGAAGTGAAGTACAATGAGGAGCTCTTGGCCAACACAAACCTAACAGAGGCCCAACGTATTGAGTTTGAAGCAAACGCTGCAGAGGCAAGGAAGAGAATTGCAGAGCTAGAGGCCCAGGCCAAGGCTGCTGCTGCATACATTGTGTCAGATGCCTTCTCAGCTGCTGCAGACCTTATTGGGAAGGAGACAGCTGCAGGTAAGGCCCTTGCCATTGCAGGAGCCACCATATCCACATACCAGAGTGCTGTTGATGCGTATAAGAGTGTTGTTGGTATTCCTATTGTTGGTCCTACACTAGCACCTGTAGCAGCTGGAACAGCCATAGCAGTGGGTCTAAAGAATGTTAAGGAGATTATCAAGGTGAAGGTTCCAAAGAGCCAAGGAGCAGGAGGCCAAGGAATTCAAGCCCCAGCAACCCCACAGCCTCCAGCCATTCTCAATAGGATTGAGGCAGTAAGGAATGTACAAACACCTGCAGAAGTGGACCTACAAGCACAACCTGTAAGGGCTTATGTTGTTGAGAGTGATATAACAAACACCCAGAATAGGATTAGTGGAATTAAGGATGAAGCATCCTACTAGAAATGTACCGATAAATACAAAAAAATCATATATAAATATATGGAACAGTTGAAGACATACAGACTTATGGTGGATGAAAAAGGAGACAATGGCGTTATGGCTGTTTCCTTTGTGGATAGTCCAGCAACTCAAGAGGAATGGCTCATGTTCAAGGATGCAAAGCTTAAGTTTGCTACTGATGAAGAGAAGAGGGAAGTGTTAGGTGTTATCATGCTAGCAGATGTCCCAATCTATAGGAACAACCCTCCATATGGAGAGCACTACATCATATTCCTTAAGGAGGATATAAGGGCCATGGTGAGGAAGTTCTTCAAGGACAAAGTGGTGGATAAGGTAACTTTACAACACTTAACAGGCACTGATGGTGTTTGGATGGTGGAGAGTTTCATCACAGACAAAACCCAAGGCATTGGGAGCCCTTTTAATGTACCTGATGGAAGTTGGATAGGTAGATTCTATGTTGAGAATGATGAGGTATGGGAAGGTGTCAAGAAAGGAGATTTTAAGGGGTTCTCAATTGAGGCCATGCTCTCTTATGGCCCTGAGGTGAATGACCCTTTAGTGGCTGAAATGCAGGAGATATATAGAATGTTGAATAAACTACTTAAATAAAAAACCAAAGATGAAGGAAGAACTTATCAAGATTAAAAAGGCATTGGGAAAAGTGCTATTCAACTTTTCTGAAGCCCAAGCCTCAGATGGTACCGTCCTTGTATGGGATGGCGACCTAGTTGAGGGTACTCTTGTCTACATCTTTGACGAAAATGGGGATAAGCAACCAGCACCTAATGGAAAGTACATGATTGACATGGTGGGTGAAGTTGAGGTTGTTGATGGCATTGTAAAGGCCATTGTAGTTCCAGAACAAGCCCAAGAGCCCACAGTAGAGGCCTCTAGTGTTGTTGAGGACAACCCAAAAGTCAAAGAACTTGAGACAAAAGTTGATGAACTAAAAGCCCTTGTATCACAACTATTCTCTGTAGTTGAGAAACTAGGTGAGACACCAGTGGCCACTCCAGCCACCAAGAAGAAAGGTGAAGGACTTCAAGAGCCTGCTCCTGTAGTTACAAAAAAGGTTCCTCAAGTTGAAGAATCTAAAGCAAAGAACTTTTTTAAACAATAAAAATAAACCTAAAAAACTATGGCAATAAGTGCTGCATCATTAACTGCATATGTAGATGAAACCAGAATTCCTCTTATTGGGAAGACTGTTATGGCTCCAAGAAGCTTGGACGTTCTAACTATGCAAACTGGGGTTAAAGGCAAGGCTGCTATTAACCTACTAACTAACACCACTACTTTCGGCAATGGAGCTGCTTGTGGTTGGAATGAGGCTGGAACATCTGCCCTTTCTCAAAGGGAGATTGTTACTGGAGCTATTAAGATCAACAAGGCATTCTGTGACAAGACCCTATTGAACTACTGGGCTGGCTATGATGTTAAAGTGGCTGCTGGTGCTAAAACCCTTCCATTTGAACAAGAGTTCATCAATGCTGAAGTTGAGGGTGTTGGTAATGCCCTTGAAGTGGCAATATGGCAAGGCGACGTTTCATCTGGTACAGCCAACTTAAGTAAGTTCGATGGTTTAATCAAGATCATTGATGCTGCTTCTGCATCTACTATCAATGTGACTGTAGACCCTTCTACTACTTCAACTATCACCACTTCTAATGTCATCACTATTGTTGACAATGTGTTCAATGGCATTCCTTCTGACCTTTTAGATAAGGACGATGTGTACATCGTTATGGGTATTGACACCTATACCAAGTACATCCAAGCTCTAAGGGCTGCTAACCTATACCACTACAACCCTAATGATAATGACAACCTTGAGTACCCTTACCCAGGATTCATGAACGTTAAGGTGAAAGGTGTTAAAGGGTTGAATTCCACCAACAGGGTATTCGCATTCAGGAAGTCCAATGTGTTCTATGGAACTGACCTTGAGAATGACCATGAAGTATTCAAGTTCTGGTACTCTGAGGACAACAGGGAGTTCAGGCTTGCCATTGAGTTCGTGGCTGGTGTTCAAATCGCCTTCCCAGACCAGGTTGTAAGATTTAAATTACCAAAGTAGATGTGCTTGTCATA